TAACGGTTAATTTCATCACGTCTGCGTCAGATTAAATTATCTCAAAAATGTTATTTGTTTTTTAAAATGCCGTTAAGACTCCCGTTCTTCTCATTATATAATAGTTTATTTTTTTTTACAAAGAAAAAAAAATACTGTCCCGAAGGACAGTATCTTAATTTTTTATTAAGGTGCAACTGTATCAGAAATTTCGATTTCTCCAAGAATTGCAAATACATAGTTACAATCGTAGTAATCATAATATGCGATTGCAGGCATATGTGGTCTTGAAGGATTTCTGAATGTTCCATCTGTATATAAAGCGTGAGGTCCTTGTTGGAATTCAAATGTTGGTTGAGATTCCATATTTGAGTATGGAACACATTTAATTCCGTCAGCATCTTCAGCTCTTTCAGTTTCTACCATTTTACAAGTTTGTCCAGCTACTTGAAGTCCATATACAGCATATTCATTTGTAAGTCCTCCATAGCTTTCATTCTTAGTGATGATAGGAGTGCTTCTTATAAATCTTTGTACATTTATAGGAGAAGCCCACCAGTTGAATTGCATTCCTGATACTGACTTGAATTTAGTAGCCATTACAGAGTGCATTTCTTTGATTCTTCTTCCAAGTTCATCTATTTCCCATTGTTCTGTAGATGTTGGTCTAAATCCATTTGCTACACCCGGTTTAGTATAGTGAGTAGATGACCAGTATCCAGAGTCTGAGTTTTCAAAGTCGAAGTTAGCAGCTTTCATTGCTTTAAGGTCAGTTAATACTCCATTTAAAGTATCAAAAGCATATTGGTCTTTTGCAGATACAACAACGTCGAATATGATTGATTGTCCTTCTAAAACTCCATCAATATTTTCTAAAGATAAGAAGTTTTGCATAGAACCCGGGTCATAATCGAATATCATGTTGATTCTGTTTTTGATTACTTGTATAATAGGTTTAGTTTCAATGTCTATTGAAGCTGATTGTCTATTATAAGCTCCTGACATATATACTTTGAAAGTTACTTCTTTAACTTCAGTTGAGTGAACTATTTTGATATCTCCAGTTGCAAAGTTTACTTCAGCAGCAACTATTGCAGTTGTGTTAGCTCCAGCAGTTGTAGATTTAACTTCTTTATATAATTTTCCCATTGTGTAGTTATTAGCATCTGGTAATACAGAAGATACTTTCATTTCTACTTCTTCATCAGTTCCAGTTCCAGCGTCAGCATATTTAACTTTAATGATGTCAAGTTGAGGAACTAAAGAAGATTCTCCTTTTGTACCTTTGTTAGCTTCTGTAAATATATTAAATGATTTTTTAGTCATGTCAGTTAATTTATATTCAAAAGCTTCTGAACCAGCACTTCTTAATTTTCTCATAACTTCAGGGTTCTTTAAGCAATGAGGGAAATCATATTTTTTACCATCAATTACTACTTGTCTTGTAAGCATTTTTCTTGGTGGTAATTGTTCAGATACATATTCCTTTGTAGGCATTAAGAATCTTGAGTTTTGTGATAAAGTTTCTAAATACACGTGTGGTAATATAGCAAGTTGGAATGGGTGATATTCCCCAGCCATCATACTTTCTGAATATAGATTTATTTCATTAGCAAATCTAGTATTAATTGTATTAATATCTGCAGCTGCTATTCTTTGCATTTCTGCGTACAATACTTTACCATTTGTGTCATTTCCAAATTTTGATACCGCAACATCTTGAGTTATTTTTGAAGTTAAAGCATCTTGGAAACCTTTTATGTTCGCTTTCATAGATGCAGGTGCTGAAGGTGAACTTAAGTTTACTGATTGATTCTCAGCATAAGTTTTAAATCCCTTTAACACTGCTCCTACACCTTCAATAGCTTTTTTAGTCTTCGCAGTAACATTTGAAGCTTTTAAGCTAGTTCTTATTTGTGTAGTATTCATATTTATTTACCTCC